AAATATACAAAGATAAAAATGAAGCTCACAACTGCTGTGATTAATATGGAACAAAACAAAGCAAGATTAGTCATGGATGTTAATTTTGAGACTGAAGAAATTACCATGGTTTTAATGGGACAACTAACGTTAAAGCAAATGTTTTATTTTTATGCTGCAACCAAATCAATAAAAAAGCAATTTGTCGAAAGTATAAAAGATATCATCTATAAAGAAAACATATCCGATAACGAAAAAACAAAAAAATATTTAAAAATTAAAACTCTTATAGATGATATCGATGCAAACTAAACACGCTATTAATAATACACAATCACTGTATCTTTGCTCTAAAACAGCAAGAATAAAACCAAGCAGGACAGCTAAAACAATAGATGCTGTGAATTGCAGAAATTGCTTAAGAAAAATAAATAATAATTATCCAAAAATGCGATTGCCAGACAAAACAAGACACGCACTCAACAACGGCGGATCAGCTTATGTATGTTCCAAAAGAAAATCTATAACATTATCACAAACAGCTTATTTTCATAAAGACATATCATGCAAAAGATGTCTTTCCATGATGCAATCAAAAACCATAACGAGGTACGTACCATGATAGCAAACCTATTAGAAAAAACTTTCTGTTGCAAATGTCAAAAACCCGCAACATATCTGCACACTAACATAATATTTTTTTATACATCGTTTAAAAGTTATTGTGAAGAGCACGCACAAGAATTAAAAGATAAAAGAGAAAAATAAAGATGAGAAAATCAAACACAAACAAAAAAACGGTTGCAATAGCAATAATGTTGTTAATAGAAATAATATTGTTCTGTGTAATTGGATTATTATACAGTCTTAATCTATTTAATACAGGATATCATAACATGGATTTGGGACAGAACTTATATTATCTGGAAGAAAAATTAAATACTGATATATATGATATTACTCTTCAGGGTAAAAAAGTAAGTCCTGAACAATTATATATTAATGGTGTGAATAATATGCATTATGCTTTTTATCTTTTCGGATATTTTAGTTTTATAGCAGGAATATTGTTGCAAGTATTTTATAAAAAATTGAGTGATGATCATGAAACATAAATTTCATTCAAAAGACATAGATAATAATACATGGATGATATGGTGTCCTGTTGAACAAACATCGTTTTGCACGATACTTTGGAAACAAAGATCGACACCTTATCAGCAATGTCCACATTGCAAAAACAATATTAAGGATAATGTGGATGAGACTTTATTGCAAAAGAATATAAAGAGGTTCGGTCACAAGACTGACAGAGATTTTTTAAAAAATCAAATGACGTTTGAGGAGTTCAATGATGAACATAAATGAATATTCTCTGCAAGGACACCGCTTTTTAAAACGTTGCCACGAACATCAAGAATTTTGCAAAGAGATGCAAATAAAAATAATCAATGACAGACGATTAAGGTTTGATATTTTACAATCACAAAAATAATTTTGGGTGACACATGATACGAAAAGGAGAACGATATAAGATACAAACAAGAGGCTTTATAGGTATTGTTGAATTTATACAAGATGTTGAAGATTTTAATGTTGATGCTTTTATGCCTGTTGTAATTGTTGAAGGAACAAAACAATATTTATCAAATAACAGAAAAAATGAAAGTGTAGGAGACATCATTTCTATAAGAACAACACTCACTACTCTAATCAATAAAATATCCTGATCCATAAAGTCTTAAGCACAAAGTGCAAATAAGACGGAAATGTGTAAACATGAAAGAAGTAAAAATTGAGAAAATGCAGGAAATTGAACTGTCAAAAATAGACTACACCCGACACATCGGCAAGAAAGCAACCATCGAAAGCGTGCGAACGTACGAAAGCGAATACATGGGAAAGCCCACACTTTCCTTGGAAGTGAAAACTTCTGTGATCGAGATCGTGCAAAACACCGACGGTGAAGATGTTGAGTTAAGAGCGGGTGTTCGCGTAGGTCTGCAAACCGATAAAGACGGCAAAGTGGGATGGGGTAAAGATACGAAATGCGGGAAATTCCTCTTAAGCATGAATGTAAAACACCCTGACGAACTGATCGGAAAAAACGTAACGGTGCAGTTGACAGAACCAAACAAAGACGGTAGACGTTTTCTGACGTTTACTGCATAAATTTTTAAGGGGGTTTTCCCCAACTTTTTTAATGCTGTACGACAGAAGACATATTGAGAACATGAAACAAAAAGAATTTCCTAAACAAACAGCAAAAAATAAAGATTATACGATATTATGGATTTTTATTTTAAGCATGTTCATGACATTTGCATTATTTTCACTCGCAAAGAAAATAGGATGGTTAACATGACTGATGTATTAAACATCAAATTGGAAAGAATAAATGTTTATCCTATGTGTACGCATAATCATTGTACGTGTGACAGTATTAAGCGGCAATGGTTAGCTCATTGTTATTGCATCTGTCATGTTTCTTTTTTAGTTGCTTATATCGGAAAAAGTGAACATTTTCAATCATTTGAGCAACTCTATGATTACCTACTCCCTCAACACATTGATCATTTCAGAGATTTTTGCTATTCTATAGTAAAATTTACCACTAAAAAGTAATAAGATAATATTAATAAAGCAATAGCACACCATAATTTTATGAAATATTATATATACATTTTTACTTTATTCTTATTATCTCTCTCTGTATTTGCAACCGATCACTTCATAGCAACAAATAATGATCAAAGTATTCAAATACAAGCAGAGTGCGTTGACCTTGAAGGTTTGATGATTGCTCAATCATTTATTATTAACGGATCATTACCTTTTACTATCGATGCTGTTATAACAACAGCACAAAAAATAGGTTCTCCTACCGATAACGTCACTATAATCATAAGTGAACATAATACATCAAGTGACACTCCTACAATAATTTCTGTCGATGAATTTCAAAATAATAAATCAGCTATAGCAAATAAAAGAATTAATGATTATATATCCGTATTAGGTTCGGGCGAGTTTTCATCGGGCAGTTTATCCAATGTTACCTTTAATTTTTCTTCTGCAACACTGCTTGAGCCAAACACTCCTTATGATATTATAATATACAGAGATGGATCAGGCAATGATAATTACGCTTTTTATTACGATAATACATCGTCAAATGATCAAGATATTTTTTATGAAATGAAAAGCACTTTTGGCGGTGGTGCTTGTTCATCTGTTTTTTGGGAAAGATCAAACACTTCTGATTTTTCTATGACAGTTCAATATACAGAAATAAATGATACCACAGCACCAAATATTACTATACACAATCCTGAAAGCATTACCTATAATACAACAGAAATTGTAATCAATGCAACCGTCACAGATAATTTTGATGTTGATACTGTAATTTTTTATAATGGAACAATTAATCAAACGTACACAGTGCCATTCACTGCAACATTCGTTGAAGGAAATCACACTATTATTTTTTATGCAAACGATACATCAGGAAATGTCAATCAAACAGAAGTTTCTTTCTTTGTTGATACCACAGCGCCAACTATCTCTTTTGTTTCTCCAACAACAGGTACTTCTAATGATTCAAACGTAACTATAAACATATCAACTACAGGTGATGATATCGACACTGTAACGCTTTTTAATGGTACTGATAATCAAACATACACTAATGAGTTTTCAGCATTATTTGTCGATGGTGAACATACATTTATTGCTTACGTAAACGACACTGCAGGAAACAACGCACAAACGAGCGTAACGTTTACTGTTGATACTACTCCTGCTCAAGTTCCTTTAGGCGTGTTAGTTTCTATATTAAGCATAGGATTAGTGATTGCCCTATTAGCATCTTTGATCGGATTAAAAGAAGTTGATAATCCTGTGCTTAAATATAGTGCATTGGTGATAAGCACGTCTATCATACTAGTAATTCTTTTTTACGGTCTTAACTTTTTTTGAGTTTTGAAAATATGAAAGATTTAGAAAGAAAGCTCATCATAACCATGATCCTTTGCATGATCATCATAATAGTATTCGGCATTTCAGCCATTATTGAAAGGGTGATTTTTTGATTTCGTATATAATCAGAGCATACCAAGAAATACTAAAATATCCTAACGCGTGCTATAAAGACGGGGAAATAATAGGCTGTCCGCCATATTCTCTTGCCTATTACCACGAATTAGGACATGATCACTACGCAAAACAATTAGGATATCTTAACATGATCAGAGATTGGTCTTTAGTAGCTTCATTATTTTTTATTATTTTCTCTTTCACGTTTACAGCAAAAATAAGCATCATGATATTTGTGTTGCTGCATTTCTTTGAAGAATTATACGCATGGCAGTACGGGTTTAAGCAGTATGACCGATGATTTATTAGAGGAAAATGAGACAATGTACGTCGCTGTACAGACCTTTTGGTATTATGCTTTCATAAGTTTAATTCCTACAGTATTTTTTATCATCAATTATTTTTTCTATAAAGAATATTTCATAACAGCGATCATTTGGTATTTTTATGTAATCACGCTGATTAATGTGTATATTATCGTTAAATTAAGCACTTTCAAAGCCTTATTGACGTCCATAGAACGAAAAAAATAAGATCGCTGACACATAAAAAGAAAAACACAAGAGCAGATAATACGTACAGGATATGAAAAAATCCTCTATGTCCATGCCCTTAAGCAATTTGCTGTCTTTGTATTTTCTGCAAAACTTCCATGCTTGGCACAGAACGATAAACAATAAAATAAGAGCAATGCCTGTTGAAATAAAATAAGACGACAGCTGATCTGTTATTGATTGATATGCACAAACGGAGTCTATAGCGCCTTCTTTAATACATTCACTGGTGTAATAGCCATACACAGGCACAGTAAAATTTGAAAACGTATCATTCATGCTTATCTTCCTTTTTTGATTTTCTGATTAAAATAATCTGCCGTGTATCATAATATTTATAATAATGATTTGCGATAAAAAAGAAATCCTGTCGTGACTGATCAAAGATGCAGTGCGCTTTGCATGATATGATTGCAGGAACGTTGCTGTCGAAAAAATCAGGAGATGCCTTTTGAAATGAATTATTGATACAAATGTACCGCTCACACATGATTAAATAATCTTTCTCCATGCGCAGACGTACATCCATTTTACGTTCATACTGTGTAGTACCTATCAGAATAACTTTCTTTTTTCGTATCATAGATAAAAAACCGTCGACGATGGCAATAGATTTTTTCGACATAGATCCTCTTGCAGGCAAAAGTTGATGAATTTCGTCAATAAACACTACTGCTTTATCATATTCACAATTCACTACTTTATCATAATCTATGATATCGTGCTTTACACCTAAAAGATTGACATTTGATATGATCTTGTATTTTTTTCGGTGATATGACAGCAGTTCTTTCACTGCTAAAAGAGTCTTACCGCTTCCCTGCTGACCTACAATAATGTAAATCATTTTTTGCTTTCCCGAATAGCGATTATTTTATTAATAATGGATCGCATCTTATAGAGCTGTTCCAAGCTCATATTTTTAACGCCTGCCGTGATGATTGCTTCCGTCATGCTGTCCAGTGTTGGGTTTTTAACTTTATTCATTTCCTGTGATATTCTTTTTCCTTCTGCTTTTGCAAAATATACAATATCTTTTTTTTCCATGCAATCAAACCTCTCGTCTTCCCATGCCTAAGAATGATTTTTTAGGCATCATAAATCCGAACATGCCTTTTATTGCTTCTATGATTTCTTTTCTTGATTTTCTGTCTTTTGATACTTTGAGTTTTATATAATATAAAACACACTCTTCCCATTGCGTAAATCCTTTTATTTTAGCAATCGTTCTTATGCGTGTGATCAATTTTATTTCGTCGTCAGTAATGTCTGTGATGAGCATTATTTTATCTTCATCAAAAAGCTCTTTTAATATTTCAGAGATATCAGATTTATTTTGTGTCTGTGAAAATCTGTCTGAAATAGTCATCAGTTCCTGATCGCTCATAGGTTCGTTCATTTGATCCACTCCATCATTTTTGCAATAACAAATAAAGTCAATAAAACATTCACTGCACAAACCACGAGAATAAACAAGAGCATTTTATTTTGATCAGATAACGACAATAATTTATGAAATAAATCATTGTCCTGCATGATCTGCAATTCTTCGGAAGTTATTTTTGCTTTGGAACTTTTAAAATCAAAACTGATCGGCTGTGGGTAATCATAGAAATAATGAATTTCAGGATATCGGTCAAACCTTCCTTTCACGAATTTTGATGAGTCTAATTCGTACGATCTTCCTTCAACTTCCATAACAGTTTTTCCCTTATGCTCAACAGCATACAGATCAGTGGTTTTTAGAAATTTATCGTCGAAGAAATACACTTTATTTTGTATGTTGAACCTTTTTATTTTAGGGATCAATCTCCAAAAATAACGTATGCGATTGTTGGGATAATGCACACATACTTTAATGGTTCTTTCAGGGATGATGTGAATATAATAATATTTTCTCCATACATTCCAAAAACCGAGAGCCAAAGAAAAAAGCGCTACGACTGACAATATACTGACTAATATCCAAAAATTCATAGTATCAACTCCTTTTTATTTTTTAAACAACATCGTGATGAACACTAAAAGCGTAATGAAAAAACAAAACACGCCAAAACCCATATTGAGAGTGTTATAGATGTATAATGACGTAAAAAATCCAAAAGCGAGTATGCCTACAGAAAAAATATTTGTTATTGTTGCTGAAAGCACAATAAAACCGAATGTCATGCCTGAAAGTATGAAAATAATGATCGCTTCCTGCGTGGTCACTTCCTGAAACACGTACAAATCAGGATTGCCGTTGAACACCGTATAGACACGTGTTTCCGTTGTGCTTGCACATTGATTAACAATGTCACACACGGTAGCATTAACGTGATACGTAAATCCTCTTGCAACAGGAATATCCATAAAAGCAACATTTCCACTGTCGTTTCTAAATAATGATCCGTTATCATAATAGGTAAGGATATCTATTCTTTGTATATTT